CAAGTTCAACTCTTGCGTTGTACGAGTATGATCTGTTTGTTCCAACTTCTACACTAGCGTCTACAAGTAGCCGCATACTGGTAAATGTGTATGTACAGTCACAGTCAGGCACACCAACTGCGTCATTACACATGCGCAGCAATGCGCAGTCGCACATTGTCACGACGATTGCTTTTAACGTGGCTGGACCAACAGGACCGCAAGGCCCAACTGGACCCACCGGACCACAAGGTCCGACAGGTCCGCAAGGAATACAAGGTGCAACAGGTCCGACAGGTGACACTGGACCACAGGGCATTCAAGGACCAACCGGTCCGACAGGTCCGCAAGGAATACAAGGCCCAACTGGCCCAACCGGCGCAACCGGACCAACCGGCCCAACCGGCGCAACAGGACCGACAGGACCTACGACATACCCAGCCGCTGGCGTGGCAGTATCTACCGGCACGGCGTGGGGTACGTCATTAGTGGCAGCAAGTGCTAACACCGCAAGCGCGCTGGTACAGCGCGATACCAACGGTAACTTTAGCGCTGGTACAATAACCGCAACGGCATACATTGGAGTGAGTGGCGGTACATTTTAATTAGGGGTAGCACATGAAAATCGCCGTATATGCGATTAGCAAAAATGAAGAGCAGTTTGTAAAGACATTCTGCGAGTCCAGTAAGTTAGCGGATTATATTATGATCGCCGACACTGGTTCTACGGATGGTACGGTCGAGGAGGCTAAAAAGTATGGGGCTGTTGTTCATAGCATTTGCATTTCTCCTTGGCGCTTCGATCATGCTCGGAATGCCGCTTTGGCGCTACTTCCCGCTGACATTGACGTCTGCATATCGCTAGACTTAGACGAGCAGTTAGAGCCAGGATGGCGTGAAGAATTAGAGCGTCTCTGGAAACCAGAGACCACCAGACTCAGTTATAAGTTTGACTGGGGGCACGGTAAAGTGTTTTACAGTACGAAGGTACACACCCGCAAGGGTTACCACTGGCATCACCCGTGCCACGAGTACATTAGGCCAGACCATCGGACCAAGGAAGTGTTTGCGTATAGTGAGATGTTGATGATTACGCACCACCCCGACGAGACAAAGTCACGGGGTCAGTACTTAGATCTGTTGGAGATGTCGGTCAAGGAAGACCCAAGCTGTCCACGCAATGCGTTTTATTACGCTAGGGAGTTAACATACTACCAGCGTTGGAACGAGGCGATTGTGGCACTGCAAAAGTATCTGGCGATGCCAGAGGCGACGTGGAATAACGAACGAGCCTACGCATTTAGGTTGATCGGTAACTGCTACGATAACTTAGGTCAAGATGGTATGAACTGGTACCGTCGTGCAGTATCCGAAGACCCGGGCGTGCGTGAGACGTGGTGTGAGTTAGCACAGGCGTGCTACAGAAAAGGATTATGGGAGGAGTGTTACGGCGCGGCATGTAACGCACTCAGGCTGACAGAGTGTACCTACACGTACACGATTGACGCAAACAACTGGAAGGCAAGGCCGCACGATCTTGCGGCAATCGCAGCCTACAGGTTAGGATTTAAAGAAGAAGCAATTAGGCACGGCACCAACGCATTACAATTTGAACCCAATGACGAAAGATTATTAAAAAATCTTGAGTATTATAAGGAATAGATATGGCACAGGCAGGTTTTACACCAATTAGTTTATACTACAGCAGCACGGCAAGTACACAGCCAACAACTGGAAACTTGGTGTTGGGTGAACTCGGATTAAACATTGCCGATGGCGTAGCTTACTTTAAAAACGCGGCGGGTTCTAGTATCGTGCAGTTAAATGACCCCGCTGGAACCGCCGTAGCAATGGCAATCGCATTAGGATAAGGAAAAGAAATGGCAAATACATTTACAAGTTACGTTAACAAAAACGTTGGCACTTCTGCCGCCACGGTAGTGACGGTTGGCGCAAGCACACAGACCACTATTATTGGTTTGTCGTTTGCAAACACCACGACATCACCAATCACCGCCAGCGCGTACATCACACGTTCTGCGGTAGACTACTACCTCATCAAGGACGCAGTAGTCCCCGTCGGTAGTTCTCTGGTGGTTGTCGGTGGCGATCAGAAAACGGTAATGATCACCAGCGATGCGCTCAAGGTGATTACATCTGCTGCGTCATCTGCTGACGTTATCACTTCTGTATTGAACATTACCTAAGAGGCTAACAATGTCCTATATAGGCTCAACACCAATTACCCAGAGTTTTATCTCTGGCACTGACTACTTTAATGGCACAGGCGCTCAGACTGCGTTTACCTTATCCCGCACGGTAGCCTCTGTTAACGACATTCAGGCGGTAGTCAACAACGTAGTCCAAGTCCCGAATGATGCGTATACCATCAGCGGTACGACTATTACCTTTACCTCTGCACCATCGGCTGGCACACAGAACGTCTACGTGCGTTACCTTAGCACCACGACTCAGGCAATTACGCCAAGTCAGGGAACAGTAAGCTGGAATACATTAGATAGTAATGTTCAGGGTGATTTGGGTATTAGCTTTAAGAACCGCATCATAAATTCCAACATGGCGATTGACCAGAGGAATGCTGGTGCTAGTGTTACTTTAGGTTCAGGTGCGGTTTATAATTTAGATAGATGGGTGGTTTTTAGCCAAGCTGCTTCTAAATTTACTGTACAACAAAATGCTGGTTCAGTTACACCTCCAGTGGGTTTTACAAATTACTTAGGTTTAACAGTAGCTTCTGCTGTATCACTGGCATCAACAGACCAGTATATGCTTCAGCAACGCATAGAAGGATACAATGTTGCAGATTTAGGATTCGGAACTGCTAATGCTAAAACAGTTACATTATCTTTTCAAGTGTATTCTTCTCTAACTGGAACTTTTGGCGGTGTTCTTTCTAATAGTGCAGAGAATCGTAACTATCCCTTTACATACACAATTTCTTCTGCTAACACTTGGACAACTGCAAGCGTAACTATTGCTGGCGATACAACAGGCACTTGGCTTACAACTAATGGTGTTGGTCTTTGGTTAAAATTAAATCTTGGAACTGGTGCAACCTATAGCGGAACTGCTGGTGCTTGGAGTGCAAGTTCTTATTTATCTTCAGTAACTGGTTCAGTTAATGTGGTATCAACTGCTGGAGCCACATTCTACATCACAGGCGTAATGCTTGAAGTAGGCACACAGGCAACGACTTTCACAACAGCGGGTGGTTCATACGGTGCTGAATTGCAACTTTGCTATCGCTACTGCTATAACTTGTACACAGGTGCTAATCTTTTTTATGCACAAGGAAATTACTATACAGGTACAGAAGTTCTTACTATCATACCTTTTCCAGTAACAATGAGAACAACTCCTACAATTAGTTATGCAGGATTAACAACTTTTTACAGAAATGGTGTGGCAGATTCTAACAATATAAGTTCTTGGACTTTGCAGTACTCTAGTACAAACTTTGTAAATCTAAGTGCCACATCAATGTCAGGAACTGCTGGTCAGGCTGGTACTTTATATAGTACTAATGCTGCTGCAAAAATGTCTTTCTTAGCGGAGCTATAAAATGTACCAACTACAAAAAGATTCAATCTTAAATCAAATCTGTGCCGTTAATAAAACTACAGATAATGGAATGATGTCTATCCCCATCTGTGCTGACAACACAGACTACGCTAACTTCAAGACCGCCATCCTCGAAGACAAGGCACAGTTACAAGACGCAGACGGCAACACCATGACCGCAGAACAGGCAAAAGACTTTGTGAAGGAGTTACCATAATGGCTGTTAGTTTCATACAAAATGCAAGTATTGCGGCTGGGGCTGGGATTAGCACTTCTAAATTAGGTGCTGGTTCTGTGTTGCAAGTGGTTCAAGGTTCTTTGGGTAGTCAATTTACTACTACATCAACTTCTTTTGTTACATCAGGATTAGCGGCATCTATCACACCAACTTCCGCAACAAGTAAAATACTAATATTGGTGTCTTGTTCTAATGCTGTAATTAACGGAAGTGCAAATCATACTTGGATAACTGTTTATAGGGGTGCTACAAATCTTGCTCCAACTGGTTCTACTTTAGCTTTTTTTGGTATGTATAGTAATTCAGGTGGTAATTTGCAAGGAAATGCAAATATATCTCATCTCGACTCTCCAGCAACCACATCCTCAACTACCTATACTGTTTATGTGGCAACAGGCGGTTCGCAAGGTGGTTTTAATTGGAATAATCAAACATCTTACATTCAATTATTGGAGATAGCGGCATGAGCCACGAAGCCATATTTAAACTAAACCCATCCGTAGTAACTATTCGTGGCGATGTTGCTTACGATGCAGACGGTAACGAAGTCCAGTACGACAAGGCAGCAGTTCAGGCTTATGTAGACGCTAACGCCTATAAAAACCTCCGTGCTAAAGCCTACCCATCATATGCCGACCAGTTTGACACCATCTTCCATGAAGGCATAGACGCATGGAAAGCCCAGATTCAAGCAGTAAAAGACCGTTTCCCGAAGGAATAACTTATGTCATACATAGGCGCACAACCAACCACCGCGGCGTTCATAACAGACCAGTTTAATGGTACTGGGTCACAGACCGCCTTTACGTTATCTGTAGCACCCGCAACGACTAGCTCGATCCTTGTCTCCGTCTCTGGCGTCTTACAAGACCCGACGACCTACGCCGTCAGCGGGACCACCCTCACGTTCTCCGCCGCGCCCCCATCGGGCACGGGCAACATCTCGGTACGCTTCCTAGGCATTCCTGCCAGTGGCGTGGCAACTACTGCCTACCGCACGGTCACCGAGTTCACCGCAACGGCAGGGCAGACAAGTTTCTCGGTACCAAGCTACAC